TGGAGTGGGAAGGATAAACTGGACTTTCTTTTAAGGATCCTCAAGCGTATTGCCGCTCGTATTCCACTGGAGACATGTAGCCCAGGGTGGAATGCATGCGCACCCTATTGTAATAGAGCTCTATGTACTTGAAGATGTCCTGCTTGGCCTCGTCCCTCGTCCCATAGCTCCTCTCTTTCACCAATTCCCTTTTCAGCGTCTTGAAGAACGACTCGGCCACCGCGTTGTCCAGCGGCGTGCCGGGCCTTGATACCGACTGGACTATGCCATGCGAGTCCAGACACCGCTGGAAGGAACGGGAGGTGTACTGCGCGCCCTGATCGTCATGGAAGACGAGGCTGCCGTCATCTGGCGGGCCCTCCCTGCCGACCGCCTGCTCCATCGCGTCGATCGCGACCTTCTCGGTGATGCGCTCGGACATTGACCAGCCCACGACCTTGCGGGAGAAGGCGTCTATCACGGCTGCGAGATAGAGCCACCCTTCTCTTGTGGGTATGTAGGTGATGTCGCCCACCCAAAGCCTGTTGCGCTCGCCCACGGTGAAAGCGCGCTCTACCAGGTTCAACCGAGGGTCTCCCGGCTCGACCTTCTTCTGGGTGCGGTGTTTTCGGGTCGCGCCCTTTCCGGCAAGCCCGAGCTTCTGCATGATGTGGAGCACGCGCTTCTCGCTCACGACGATGTCGCTTTTTCGCAGTTCGCGGTTGATGCGCCGGTAGCCGTAACGGCCCTTGTGCCGCTCGAAGGCCTCGGCGACGAACCCTTCGAGCGCCTCCCGCTCTATCTGGGCGTTGGATTTCTTCCGGCCGAGATACTCGTAGAAACCGGATTTCGAGATTTTCATCAGCTCGCATGCCTTCTTGATGGGGCCGATCTCGCCCCTATGCTCTTTGAGGAACTCGAACCTCACGCATGGTCTTGACTCAAGAAGGCCCGGAAATTTTTTAGTATCTCGTTCTCGCGCTCGAGCTCCTCGACCTTCTTCTTGAGCTTCACGATCTCGTAGTCCTTGTTGATCTTCGGGGAGCCGTTTCCGGGGAACGCGCCGTCTCCCATCTCCTCGTATTCGCGGGCCCATCTTCTCAGCGTCGAATCCTTTATGCCGAGTTCCTCCGATAGGCCTTTGACCGTCATTTCCCCGGACAGGACCACCTTTGCCGCCGAGACCTTGAACTGCCTGTCGTATCGCTTTCTTCTTTGGGTCATCTTGAACACCTTTCGCTCTTAACTAGGTGTCCAATTCATCATACCCACTCCAGTTCATTACAGGGTGCGGGCTCATTTATATGCTATTTAAGAAGTTCGTTTACTCGTTTTTGAACCGCATCGAAGTTTGCTCCGAGCTTGGTGCGGCGCTCATTGCCGTCACCGTACTCACCTCGAATCACGGCGCGAGCGAGCGCGTCGATGTCAACACTTGAAGAGCGCGCGTTGACACGTGCCTGCACCTCATCGTAACGCGAGCCAAGAACGGCACGTCGCGTATCGCCGTTGCCGAAGACTCCGTTGAGCACATCTTTGGCGAGATCGTCGACACTGGATGAGCTTACGCGGTTGATTAGCGCCTGCACTTCATCATATCGAGAGCCTAGGCGCTTACGACGCTCGTCTCCATTGCCGTACTCTCCGCGCATGACCGCTGCCGCGAGATTTGCAGTAGAGCCATCAGGACAATTCTCAGCCGCGACGCCAGTCTCAACCCTCTCGCCATGAACATACTTAAACCATGCCTGCTTGTCCATGAATGCAATATCGAGATCGAGGTATTTGTCATACCCGTTCAAACGTCCGTGAGAAGAGTACTGATGGATGACGCAGCTGTTCCAGGCACCGAATCCACCATCAGGAAGCCAAGGGGAATCTTGATATCCAGTGTCGTTGTTGCCAGCGTATTGAGCGACCCAGAGCGCGTGGTTCTTTGCAATCTGCGACCAGTCTTCCTCTGTGGTGACGTTTCGACTCATATAGACGATGCAGCGAACGCCGGTGAGCTCGTAGATCTTATCCAGGAACAGCTTCGCCTTATCGGTTCCAATGCGACCGTATTCTTCGTAGTCGAGCATCGGGATACCTTTGCCGAAGTAGTTCTTGCAGTTGGCGTAGAAGAACTCGGCCTGCTTTACCGGGTCGGACTGGTCAAGGAAATGGTAGAAGCCGTAGAGTTTCTTCTGGCTGATCGCCGTCTGGATAAACGGGTCGCAAGTCGAATAAACCTTATCGATGCCCTCGGTCGCCTTGCAGAATACGAAATCGTAATCGATTTTAGTGAGGTCGAGACCGCGCTGATAATCAGAAATGTCGATGCCCTTCATCGTCATCGCGCATCACCTCTAATAGCGTTAAATGAGCCGAAGCAGACGGCTTCGAGCTCTTCCCTTGTCCATGCTTTGATTGAGTTGGCTCCATCGTCTGGGTCTCTGAGTGCATACGTCCCGTCATCGTTCGCACGCCAGATCATCACGACGTGGCTGCCGTATTCACGGTCTCCTAGCTGACCACCAACTCCGGCGAATACGATCCATCCGTCGTCGACATAATCGAGGGCACTGTCCGTGCCCCAGAAGGTGTCAACTCGGTCATATCCGTATCTGTCGTGGGCGAATTGCGTGAACTTCTCCATGTCGTTTACTCGGTCTGTAAGGCACGAATCGCCCACGATGTTAGCGAGGGCATCCGGTGTCACCGGCGCACCCTGCTCGTAGCTCAGCGCCATGGCGGCACACGTGAGGCCGCACCCGTAGGTGCCGATGGTCTCGTCGCTATAGGCGGTCGATGACCATTGCGGGTCTTTTTGCAAAAAGAGCGGCATATAGCCGCTCTTTTTAGAATCACTCTTGTCGTAAATTGGCTGCGCGTCCTGAACTCCGTCGCTGTATCCGCGCTCGTAGGTCTTTACACTGCTTATGCTGTCTGCCTGCACATGCTGCGCTGCGATGCCGATCCAAGCGCTGAAGCCGACTGCAATGCCAAGAAGCAGCGCTGCCGCGAGCCGGAGCCTAGCCGCGCTTGTACACTTCATTTGCGACCGTCTTAGGGTTGACCGCATCCGCGTCCGCATGCTCGAAGATCTTCATGACCGGAAGGTCTGCAAGCTCGGGATAAGCCTTGCAGAGGTTCTCCATGATGCTCGCGACCTCCATGATGATGATCGCGACGCACACGACGTAGATGGTCACTCCGCCGAAGCCGAGACCGGCAACGTGGGCGCTGAGGATTTCGATGCAGATTGCGAGCAGGATGATAAGCGCCAGTACCGCCTTGTGGCCGAGACCGGTGCGCATCGTGGAGCTGCGGAACTCACGGTTCATGACTGCCTGAATGATGCCGCTCACCATGTCGAAGAGCATGAGGATGAATGCGCCAGCGATAGCCCATACCTGCTGCTCGGTGAACGTGTAGATGGGTGCGAGATCCATTTGATTATTCCTCCTGGTCAGTGTCTTTTTTAGATGCTTCGAGCATTGCTGCGACGGCAGCGCGCCAGCGCTTCGGGACGCTCTCAAGTGTTCGCTTCCCTTCCTTGACGGCTTCGAAGTAGATTTTCGCCATCACTCTTCGCCTCCAACGATGTCACCGATCTCCAGCAGCGCGGCATTGGTGTCTTCGAGAGCCGCCCTCGTCTCGGAAAGCGACTCGATGATCTTGTCGATGCGCTCGGTGTCGCTGAGGCCGTCATCCTCGTGCGCTGCCCAGAGCTCGTCGAATGCGGCTGTGATGCCGTCGAGCGTCGGAACTCCTGCCTGTACGAAGTGAATTTCATCGGCTCGGTAGAACTCGATGGCTTTACCTGAGTCAATGCCGTTGTCTGCAACGTCCTTCTGGATGTTCTTGCGCATCCACACGTCGGACGTGAGACCGTCGGCGCGCGCTTCGATCAGCACAGGTGCTAGCGGTGTTGCCGATACTGTCTGATAGCTCATGTTTCTTCCTTCCCGCAGCACTCACGTGCCGCCTTGCCTTTTTGAATACCTGGTCAAATCCGTTGTCCCTAACCAGGCTGCTCGAATCTGAGTGCTTGAACCAGCCGTTGTAGCTCGTCACGCGCCTTGCGCGCTTGAGAGTGGGCAATCGCCTGTATTTCCGATATGCCCGGCACGCGCGCAGGAACAGTGAGGGTCGCAGCGTCACGCGGTTTGGTCGCACTGTGAACCCGACGACATCCACCGGCTCATCGTTCGATATGCGGCAGATTTTCCATGCCTTGAGATGCAGCCCGTAGCGCTTAAGGAGGAACCTTTGCAATTCCCTCGCGGCGCTGCGCAAGTTGCGCTTGTCCTGGCTGAATAGATAGATGTCATCTGCGTACCAAAGATGATGCGACACCATCGCGACGCTCTTGCCTCGTCGCACCTTATGCAAGCCCTCTACGGAGTGGTAGCCAAAGGACAGAACGAGCTGCGCCATGCGGAGACTGAAGTAACTGCCGATCTCAAGCCCGTCATCGTATGTGGCGAGCAGCGTCCTGCATATATACATGACATCAGGGCTCTGCACGTAGCGGCAAAGGACGTCAATCACCACGTCCGTCTTGATTGACGGATAGCATTTGCAAATGTCAAGGTGGACGAAATAGCCGCCCTCCTGAGACCAACGACTCACGGCATTCGCCGCCATAGTCTGCCCCTTGCCCTTGACGCTCGAAACCTGCCAAAAGCCAACCTTAGCGTGCAACAAGTCATGAAGAGCTTCAATTGCGACGTAATCGCAGACCTGCTGCTTGACGCTCTCCACGCCGATGAGCCGTAGTTTTCCGTTGGTTGGCTCGCGGTACCAATGGCGTCTGATCGGTTTAAATGCCAGCGAGCGATGGCAAATCTCGCCCTCGATCTCAGCCAGAAGCGAAGCCACGCTGCCGTATTCAATCGGCACGCGCCAGGCGTTCTTCTTGCCCGCCGGTGCCTTAAGCCAATTACCGTAAGCTCTATAAATGAGGGCTCCGTCTATGCGAAGCCCTCTGCAATATGTCTTCAATTTTCAGACCGTTTCTCTCTGGATACTGTCTGAGGTTTCACCTGTCGGCTACTAACCCAGTGGTCTTAAAGCCATTTCAGTCAGTTGACCCAGGCCAAATGCCCGCTCGCCACCAGCGGCGGCGGGTAGTCGCGGCGGAAGTATATGTGTAGCTGGAATGATTGCTTGTTTTGTCCAGATAGGCGCGAGCCGATGTTCCACCTGGCGTTGCCGGTGCCGTTGTTGCCGTTGACGTACCAAAGACCGCCGTTAGCCCTGTTCCTCAAGTTGCCGAGAGAAAGCCAACAGAACATGACAGCCCGCGCGCCGCGAATCCCTGCTTGTTTTCATAAGGGGACAAGTCCCCTCGCGGCTTACGCCGCTTCACCCCTAGAGCGACCATTGGCAGAGCGGCGCGAGCCGACGTGCCACCCGGCGTTGCCGGTGCCGCCGTAGCCGACGACGAACCAAAGACCGCCGTTAGCCCAGTCCCCCAAGCTGCCGAGAGAAAGCCACTCTCTCCAGCCGACGGTAGTATCCGCGACCTTATAGTTGCCGTCGCAGATGCCAACAGAAGTCGACGCACCCGTTCCCTGCTGAATCATCAGGCCGTTGACCGTCTTGCAGTAAAGAGCGTAATTCCATCCCTCAGCTGCTTGTCCGGGAAAAGCCCCGGCAGACAGCGCGCTGTCCGGTGAGCTGCCGGCCTTCTCGTTCTTAGTGTCCGGGTTCACGTAAACAACCGCGCCAGTACCTGTGTACTGGATTAGGACGTTTCCAAGAACCTCAAGCATTCCAAGGCCGAGCTCGATACCCTGAACGACAAAGGGCTGCTTTCCGTCCGTGCAGCTCGTCGGCGATCCGTCGCCCTCAACCATGTCGCAAGAGCCGGTATTCCACGGTGCGGTTGCGAGCTGATAGGTCGTAGCGGTCGAGAAGGGCTTAGCGACATCGAAATAGACTGCAACATTGGATGCGTCGATGGCAACCTTCTTGGTGACCCTCGCTCCATCGAAGATATCGCAGTTGTAATCATAGCCGCGGTCGGCACTCGTGCCAGTATGTGTGCCGAACATCATCGCGGAGCCGATTAGAATCTGATCGGCCTTGTCCTTGGAGATAACGACCCTCGTGGTGTTGCTTTCAGCGAGTGTCGGAGTGGCGGTGATGTTGTATCCGGTGCATCCGGTAAAGATACTCTGGCTGTTCTTCGTCGCATACTTGAGCAGGAACATCGTCTTGACGTACCAGTCATCGGCTGCGACCTTGAGTGAATCGCCGGTGCTCGCGGTCTTCATCAGGCTGATGCCGCCGTCGTGGCTCACGCTGCGCGTCTTGACCGCAACGCCGCTCACGCTTCGCGGCTTGCCGTCGGCATCGACCGACAGGGCATACTTCGCGTAGAGCATATAGGGACGCTGCGCACCGTTGGGGAGCAGCGCGGCGGGCTGCCGCTTCATGCCCGGCTGGCGCGTGTCTGAGACGGTGAGGTTCACCGCGTCATCGGTCTCGGTCTCGAGCGTGTAGAGCACAGGCGTCAAGACCCATGTATCGTCTAGACGCGAGAATCGTCCATCGCCGTCTATTGCCGTGACGTAGGGCATGCCGTCGGCATCCACGCCGCCGTTGACCTCCACGAAGAAGAACGCGCCTTGGTTGACGTACGGGTCGATCGCCGCGCGCCCTATGACGCCGGGCTTGGGGTTGGCGATGCCGGCGTTCGCGCCGGTCTTGGTGCAGGCGGTGGAGCTGCCCTTCGGGATGCTCACGCCGTAGTTCTTGCCGTCTCGCATACGAGAGAGCCATGCGGCGATGGATGCATTGTCGTAGCGCCCAGTTTCCTCGCTGAACTTCGGCACCGCCGATGCACCCATGCCTTCAAGCGCGACGGCGATGCGCTCAAACGTCTCGTTTCGCGGAAAAGTAAAATCCATCCTTTGACCTCCTAAATAGTCATGTCAACCAACACAGGCCACGAGTTGCCCTGCGCATCGGTCACGCGCTTGAAATAGATCTTCATGTCACTGCTGACGGAGCCACGAGCTTCCTCGGCCGCCTTGCGCGCGTCCGCTGCCGCCAAGTCTGCGCCGTCCTTGGATGCGTTCGCCGCGTTTGTCGCGGCAATCGCCGCATCGGTCGCGGTGTCGGCGTTCGTCTTGGCTGTGTTTGCAGCAGAAGCGGCATCTGTGGCGCTCTTTGCCGCAGCGTTTGCCTTGCTCGTCGCGGTGTTGGCTGCGTCCGTGGCGCTCTTGCAGATGTTGACCGCAGCGTTGGCGTTATTCAGCGCCTTGCCCGCGTCGGTGACGGCCTGCTCGCCTTTGGTGACGGCGGTTTCGGCGCGCTTCTCAAGCGCCTCTACTGCGTTGTCCCATGATTTCGCCGGAGTATTTCCCTCGCGGGCGTCGCGCATGATGTCAAGCGCGAAGCGCTCTGTCTGCACCGTCTGCGAGCCCTTTGTGAATTCGAAATAGGCTTCGTCGGTATAGCCTGGCACGCACGCTAACTTCGATTCCTCGCAGACGTGCGTTACGGTGTTGCCGGAAACCGTGGCGGTTCCCTTGTAGTAGTGGATGCGATCGGGCAGACGCGCAACCAGGTACGCCGTATAGCCAGCAAGTGCGAACTCCCCGCCGTTGTCGAAGACGAGCGCCTTGATGGTGGTGCCGCCGTTTTCGCCCTGGGCGATTCGGATGCAGTTGTTTCCGCACCCGCGCTTGTCGATATCAAGCTCGATAGTCTGATTGTTCATTACGCATCACCGTCGATTAGCATCCATTCGCAATCAAGGATCTCGTTGCCGGACATCTTGCCGATTACCTCGCCGTAGGAAATCTTGAAAAGGTTGGGACGGTGCTTGATGTTCGCGTAAAGCTCGATCTCTGAGCAGAACGATTTATAGCCTTCTGAGCCGATTTTGATTCGAGAGTTACCGGTCGGAGAGCCGTCCTCGCCAATCTCTGGCTCACCGTATTTCGAGATCAGCTCATCGCGGCGCTTGAGATACTCCATGCACTCCGAGCGCAGAACACGCGTATTCCGAGCCGCCGCGTAGCCCACGATGTCGCGGCGGTCGAGCAGTGGCTGAAGAGAAACCAGCATCTGCTCCATCTGGCCGTTTGTATACTCGTCTGGAGCCACATATTTGACATTGATGCTCTGCTCTTGCTCGGTTACGGTCGCGCCGAGCGCGTCGGCAAGTGATTCGATGCCTTTATCCATTGGTGGTAGCCTCCTCGACCACAGGCTGCTGTACATCTATGCTTGCGATTTCAGCAGCGACATTCGTAACTTCTTCCTCAACTGTTTTGTAAACCGTGTAGCCATTGGATGCGTAATAATCGAGCATCCACGGCTGCACATAAAAAGCCAGGCCATCTTTCGCAACTTTGTAGTTGGCCATTGTTTCTCTCCTAAAGTGCCGTGACCATGAGGCCGTGATCGAAATTCAGAGTCCAGTTCGTCCAACGCATCGAGAGGTTTTGGCAGAGATTGCTGACGTTGTAGGTTCCTGTCAACGACATGTTCGTCCACGAGCTTTGTAGATTTCCAACGAGAGTGACGCTGCCGGTTCTGCCAGTCTTGCACTCGACGTACTCGCCGCGATCCTTGTATGGCCCGACTCCGATCCAGTCGTCGGTCAGAAGGCAAATGCATCCCTTGCCTGCCAGTCGCGCACCATATACACGACTACTTGTGTTGTAGTTGTTGAATCCGACGTAGCCCGTAATATCCTCAGCCGTGCCGCCGTATAGGTATCCGTTGGCCATTGCCGTGTAACAGGTGCCGCTGCCGACGCTGAAACCGTCTGTACCTATGTAGAGACCAGAGGTGTTCGAATCGAGCGTGAGCTTATATCTATACAATTTGTTGTTATCGATTGATAGCCCGCCGATAACGCCATAGGTCGTCTGGAAATATCCGCTCGTTAGACTCCAGTAGTTCTTCCCCTGACCGTCGCCGATTGTTCCGCTCTTGAGGTATGTCGCATTGACGTACAGCTCGCCATTGGACATGTAGATGCCTTTGTTTGCTCCGTCGTTGGTGAGCCGATTGAAGATCTCTTGCTGTTTGAGGCTCTCGTCGAGATTGTCGACAAGTTTCTCCGCATCGGTCTTAGCAACCTCTTGCGCAATCATGCTCGTCGCCTGTCGCACTACCGCCGCATAGACATTTACTGCGGATGAGTAGTTTTCATAGGCGCTCTTATAATCCGACATGGCGGCATTCAGCGCCTCGGCTGTCGAGCAGTTCGTGACATCCGAGATGGCTGACATCAGGACATCGAACGCTCCGCCCTCGCCGAACGCGTTGTTGTACCTCGGCTCTAAGACTTGCGCCTTGAACTGAACCTGCAAATTTTTGTTTGACGATAGCGATTTGTATTGTGCAGATAGGTCTTCTTTATCCTTCTGCACGGTCTGGAGGATCTTATTTACGGAAGCTTTCTCCGCCTCGGTGACGATGCCGTCTTTGGCGATGTCGTCAACCGTCTTATCGAGGCTGCTTATCGTCTCGTCGAGTTCCTTATTCCTTGTCTGGAAGTCTTCCCCAAGGGCCTCGATGTTTTTTCCGTTCTGCGTCATTCCGCTGTGCAGGTCTTCGATAACGCCATCGACAGTCCAGCCGCCATCGCCGTATTTGGCATTTGGCGAAAGCTGGAATTCGCCCGTTTCCAAGTCCCAATAGTTCGCGCCCACCTCGTCGGTGAGCAAACCCGCACGGATGCGGTCTGCTCGCATCGTTCCGGCGTTGATGCAATCGGCGCTAACCTGAGCGCCAGTGATGAACGTGCGCCAGTTCCATTGACCGTCGCTTGCAAGCGATGCGGCAAGGCGGATGCCCATGCCGTTGATGTTTACCGCCCACATGCCGGACGTTGCCTTGAGTGGGGCACCCGTTACGGCATCCAGCGGCACGTTGGAGTAGATCGCGCCAAGCTCGAACGTCTCTATCTTGTATGTGCCGACGGCGCTGAACGCCTTGTTGAGCGCGCCCATGAGCTGGTTGAGCCACGAGACGGACGTGCCGGCAGCCGCGTCATAGTTAGCCCGCTGGTTGCTGCCGCTTTTGAGCTGCTGCGCCATGGACTGAAAGATGTCGGTCAGATTATCGGTGAGGTTGCCGAACGTAACTGTGGCATCGCCGGTCACCAGGTCGCGGGCCAGCTTCGAGACGCGACCCTTGAGTCTGATTCCCGCAGCGGAGAAGCCCTTGTCGATGATCGCCACGCAATCGCCGACGGCAACGCTTTCCCAATCTCGCCCGAAAGCGAACAGGTCAATCACGCTTGCTTCATAAGAGACGGTCGGCGTTTTGGCTTGCTCGAGGTAATCGTTCGTCTCGGCAAGAAGCTGCGCCGCGTCCTCGCATTGCTCGTTAATGTAAACGTCCACGGCGGGCGCGATGCCGCCGTTGCCGTCGGGATGTCCCCAAACCTCGGTCGCGGAAGTATCCTCGACGTAATTCTTGCCGCCGTTTATATCGCCGAAAGTCAAGCGCCGGCCAAAACCGCCGCCATCGGTCTCAACGCCCTTGCCGTAACCGTAAACGCGCGTCTTTGGATTCGCGCTGCCGGTCTTGCGCTTGATGCTTATGAGGTCTTTAGTCCACGTAAAGCGCTTGGGGCTTTGCTGGTTTCCGCGTTTCGCGACCACTCGCACGTATCGGTGTGTGACCTGCACGCCGTCAGTCTCGATGACGGTTTCAAGCTCGCCTCCCCATGTTTTGAGCAGATCGCTCAATCCCTCGCGTACTTTTACGTGATAGAAGGTATGCGAAGCGTTGCCTGGCTGGTCGCAGTTGCCGACTTCCCAACGTGTGCCGGCGAGTATCGAAGCGAGCGCTACAGCCACGCTGCCGGACGGTCGCTTGTCCTCGATGTAGTCATCCCACGTCTCGTTGATTGAGTTGATGCACGTTACGCTTGTATATGGATTGCCGCTGTCATCGTGCAGTCGCTCGATTTCGTCGACGATGTGTTCATGCACAACGCCTTGTCGGTCAACCCATACAAGACGCTCCCCCTTGCTCAAATCCTCATCGCACCTGATCTTAAGCTCGTCGGTGCCGTCCGTAGCGTCCTCATGGGTCGCTGCGGTGTAGGTGAGCCGTCCGAGATTGGCGCCGAAACGGCTGAAACGAGTGAAGTTGACCTTTTTGGTTAAAGCCATCTTTCCTCCCATTCCAGCGTCGCGGAGCCGCTAGAGATCTTGATGTGCGCACGGTCTTTAATCTCGAAGAAATCGCTCATGATGTTGAGCGAGGCGACCGAGCCGTTGACCGTCGCGTGCTCGGTCGAGAAGTCGAGCCTGATGGTGCTGTCAGCCGTGAGCGGCTGGATAACCTCGACGAACTCACCGGTATCGGTGTTGGTTATCCTCCAGGCACCTCCGGCAGACGGCTTCGCCGTCACCTTAATTAACGCGGGAAGCGTGCCGCCGACGGAGATGGCAGCGGAGCCGGCCATGTCGATACGTCGGCTCTGCCCGTGATAGTCCGGATCACCTATATGGAATGTCACCGACGAGCCAGGGCAATCATCGGTAATCTCACCCAAATCCGTGATGCCGCTTACAATGGCCATGAGATAGCGCGTTGGGTCATCCGGCAGGTACAGCGGTGCCGGCACGTCCGTCCAGAGCATCGCCGCCAGTTTGTGCCGCGCTTCGGCGACATCGCGTCGATGTTCCGTGCGCAGCCACATGTCGACGGTCAGGTCGTATCCCTCTCTCTTCACCGACTTGAACAGCTCGCCATGCCTTCCGGGCGCGTCCTCGAACGTCGGCTTCACGCTTGCCATTATCGGGCGGTGGATCTTGCAGAAGACGAGGCTCGACAGGTCGTGGCCGTTGAAGACGATGCTGTCGCTCTGGTTGTGCTTGCGTTTACGCTCCAACGGTCACTCCCCTCTGCTTCAGGCGGCTGGCGATGCCAGCGCCGATCTGCTGCCCCGTCGTGTAGGCGTCAACCTTGTCGTTGACCGTGGCGTTCACGGTTACGGAGACGCTGACCGGATTTGCCCCGCCGCCCCAGCGGTCGAAAGCCCTTGAAACGGCGTCCTCAACGCTCTCGCGGAGTTTCCTGTCCGGTGTGACGTGCTCTCCACCGGCCTCGCCGACGCCGATGATGCTCGGGCGGTCGAAATAGCCGCCCTTTGCATACCAGCTCACGCTGATGCTCGGCAGGTCGACGATGCCGCCGATATCCCTCCACGAGACGGAAAAATGGGGAAGGCTGATATGCGGCAGACTGATACGGATACCGGAGAACGCCGAGGAAATCTGATTGGGTATCCAGCTAATCGTGTTCCAAGCGCTGTTCAGCTTGTTGGTTATGCCATTCTTGATGCCCTCGAAAACGCCATTGACCTTCGTTCCGAGACCGGGAAAGCCGAGCTTATCGCCAATCGTATCGGCGATGTTGATGGCGTTCGTCTTGGCATTGCCCAGCTTGTTCGTTATGTTGTCCTTGATGAGGTTGAAGGCATTGGCCGCTTCGGTCTTGGCGGTCGACCAGTCACCGTTCATCGCGGCCTGAAGCGCCTTCGCGCTGGAAGACCCGGCTTCAAGGCCGGTCTGCATGTCATTCCGGATAGAATCCTTAATCGCACCGAATTTCTCCGATGCCGCAGACTGGAGATTCCCCCAGGCATCAGACGCATTTGTCTTCAGGTTTTCCCAGGCATTCGATGCGCCTTCCTTGATTCCATCGAACTTCGCACCGAGGTCGTTTTTGACTTCCTCGGCCTTGCCGGTTATCCCGTCCCAGATTCCTTGCCAGAAGGCGGGCACCCCTGCAAAGAAGTCCTGGACTCCCTGCCACTTCCCGGAGATCCATCCGGTGAAATCAGACCACATCTGCTTGCCGGTCTCGGTCTGCGTGAAGAACCACGTGAGGCCGGCAACGGCGGCGGCAACAGCCGCCACACCGAGCAGAATCGGGTTTGCCGCAATGAGACCGGTGAAGGAAGTCCAGCCGCCTCCGACGGCACCGATAGCGTCATCGAGACCGCCGAACTTCTCGGAGACGGTTTTGATGGTGCCGCCGATCTCGCTTCCCGCCTGCAACACCTTGCCGGCACCGGTCGCAAGGCCGCCAAAAGCCAGGGTTCCTAGCGCAATGTTGGTCACAAGGTCTTGCTGTTCCGGAGACAGTTGCTGGAACCAGTCGGAAACGCTCTCAAGTGCCGGAGCGACCTTCTCGAGAAGCGTGGTGCCGAGTTCCAAGACCTTTTCCTTGACCGGCAGCGCGGCTTCACCGGCTTCTGTCAGCTTCTGGTTGAACTGGGCCTGCTGCTCGCGCGAGTCGAGCATGGTCTTGTTGTTGTCCTGGTACGTTTGACCGATCTCGCCATATAGACCGTCAAGCGTCTGCGTGATCAGCGAAGAGCGCTCCTGCTCGCTGCCGCAGGCCGCCAGGGCTGCGTTGAATGCATCCTCCTTGGTAGCGCCCTGCCCAATCGCGTCGTTGAACGCCTGCTGAGCGGCTTGGTTGCCGGAAAGCGCGGCGCTCCACTGCTCATTGCTCGCTGTAGCCCAGTTGAGCGCGTCTGCCAAGCCGCCTGTGACGGTTCCGGTATGCGCCGTCTCCTGGGACGCTTCGACGAGGTTCTCAAGTGGCAGGGCATCGCCGAACTTAGAGAAGGAGCCTGCCGCGATGTTGTTCCACTTGTCCAGCTCCTGCTGGTTCGTGGTCAGTCGGGAAAGGTTCTGCGCGGCCTCCGTTGCCGTGTCCTCTTCACCGAGCAGCTTGTAGAAGAGCGTATAGGAGTTTCGGGCCTGCTCGCTCGTACCGCCGGCGTCTTTCCATGCTGCATCGAGCTGATGCGTCTGCTCGATGTTTTCTTCCTGACTGGATGCCAGACCTACGAGCGCCGTCGCAGCGCCGCCGACGGCACCGGTGATCGTCTTGCCGGCGGTCTCAAGCCCCTTGCCGGCCTTCGCCATCTTGTCGCTGTTGTCCTGTACCGTCTGTCCGAATTGGTACAGACCGGTCTTGGATGCTTCCGCTTCCCGGCTAACGCTCTTCAGGTCATCGGCGTAGCTCTCTAGCTGGCTCTCGCAGATGGCCACCTGCGCCTTCAAGCTGGAATACTGCGCCTGCTCGCGCTCCGTGAGCGCGACGCCGCTGCGCTGCTTTTCCTCAAGGGTTGAGAGAGCGGATTTATACGCGTCGAGCTTGGTCTTGGTCTCGTCGTACGCACGGTTCAGCAGCTTGGCCTTCTCGGTCAGGAGCTCCGTGTTGCCTGGGTCGAGCTTCAGCGCGCGGTTGATGTCCTTCAGCGCGCCCTGCGTATCCTTGGCGGTGCCCTGCACCTTCTTGAGCGCGCCCTGCAGCTCTGTCGTGTCGCCGCCGAACTTAATCGTCAGTCCCTTGTAAGTAACTGCCATGGTCACCTCTATTCAACTGTCAAGAAGCCATGAGTGCACAGAACAGCGCGCCGCCTGCGGTGCGCTGTCGCTTTGTCCTCACGACCAGAACTCTTGCTCGCCTTTCCTTGCCTCCTCGTCATCCTCGGCATACGCAATCGCGTCGTGCACGAACGAATAGATGTCGAGAAGCGTCTGCACCTGTCTATAGCTAAGCTTTTCCAGATCGCCTATAGACAGCCCGGCCTGCTGGCACTCGTAGATGTAGAGCGCGTCGCAGCTACTTTGCAGCTCCGTCGGCAGTGGCGGCATCGGTCGCTTCGGCGGTCTCGGCTGCCACGTCTTTCTTTGCGTGCGGAAAAAAGTTTTCCTTCACGATATCCATCACGTCGGCAGACCAACCGCCAGAGCGCTCCAGGTCGTAGGCGTCTGGCGGGAAATCGCCAATCCACTCATTGAAGGGCTTGATTTTTGGGTCGGCGGTCTTCGCGCAAGCGTAGAAGACCTCGAGCAACGGTACGATTGGTGCGACTCTCGATGCTGACGTGACTTCAAGGATCATGGAGACGTCTTCGTTGATATCCTTCGGTCGCTTTGAGCCGGCGGCGCGATCGACCGAGAACTCCCGAGAGAAGACGATTGGCGTGAACGCATTGCACGCTACGGGAACGGAAATGTCACCGATGGAGATCTCGCTTACCATGCTATGCCTCGCTCGGTGCAGGCGTGAGCTGAGTGTCGACTTCATCGAAGAACTTATCGTAACCGTCAAGGTTGCTGAAGCTGTCATACGAGCTGCCGCGCCAGCCGCTGGGAAGCGTGACGGGACGCCACGTGATGTCATAATCGAGCTGCGTGATGTCCGGCTTGTCCTCAAGGGTCTTGGCGTCCATGCTCGGTACCTTGATCTGGCAGCAGAGGAAGCAACGGCGCTTGCCTACGGCATGCCCCGGCTGCTCGCACATGAAGGCGAACTTCTTCGGAGCCTTGCCGGAGGTGCAAAGAACTCGACCTTTTGCGTCGATGTCGAAGCCGACGAGACTGGCGAACAGCTTGCGCATCTCAACAGTTCCCTCCGTGTCGTAGAAGGAAATGGTGCCCGAGCCGCCGTTGTCCTGAGTTTTGTCAATCCAGGGCTCGTTATCGGCATAGCTCGTCGCAGTCTCGACGGAAGGTTCCATCTTGATCTCAACGGTACCGGGGACTCGCACCGGCTTCGCGTAGGTAAAGTTGTCCTCGCTCTCGAGCACGGCGATATGTGCGTTCTTTACGCCGAAATATCCGTTTCGTGGCATAAGATGCCCCTTTCTTAATATTCAATCACGTTAATCTCGTAGGCGGTCTCAATGACGCCCTCTCCGTCGATCGCTGTCACGGTTTTCGTGTAGGCGAATTCGGCGGCATCCAATGCAGATTCGATGCGCTGCTCAAGCTCGTAGTCTCGCTCGGCGCAGTAAAGCGCGCAGTCGTACGGCATCCACCTGATATGCGTCACGTTGTCCGCAAAGACGGCTTCTGAGTAACCGGCTTCAATCTCGATGTACGGCGGCACAGGCCGCTCGTCAGCCAGGAACGAGCCGTTGCTGAACGGCAGCCCGAACGATTTGAGAAGGACGACAAGCTCATCCAGTGTCTTCATCATTCGCCGCCTTTCGCGAACTCCGCAGCGACCTCGTTGTAGACGCCCTCGATCACATGGTCGCCCGCGACGTGCCCGGGATACCTGCCGCTCTGGTTTGCGATGGCGTGACCCTTCTCCAGCAGGTGCGTCAGCTGGTACTGCCGGTTGTGCACGGTGCAGCTCGTGCCTGTCTCGTCGGTCTCAACGTCAGACGTCCAAGCCTTCGCGTAACTGCCCCCGTGGTGGACGCGCTTACGGCTTCGCTCGCGCAGCAGCCTGACCGCCTTCCGTCCGGCGGCGCGGGCGTTTCCCTCCAGAGCCTCAACGTCATCGTCGATAACGTCCTGCATGTCGTTGACGATAATCTCGGCGAGATCGTCGATATTGACGCCGCTCATCGGTCACCAGTCCTCTCGACAAGCGTGAGCCGGATGTTGTCCGCGCCGCTTATGAGCCGGCTGTCGACCGAGTACGTCACGCCGCCGAACTCGACGAGGGCTTCGCCGGAATATGCGCACGAGCGTATCTCAATTACCGCCTGCGGTTTCACGCCCGCCTGAGCAGCGACGTAATAGGTTGCCGCGCTCATCGAGAAGACGTTGCACGGCACGCGCCTGCGGCGTTCCTTCCTGTGCGGGACGCCCTTCTCATCGCGCTCTGTCTCGGTCGCGATGAGCGTGCACACCCCAGACCACCTACTCATCTCTCGGCTCCGCCCTGTACAGCGAATCGCCGCTCATCGACGTGAGCATGCATTCGAACGACTTCATGAAGCCGTCGGCGTCCGGGTTGTCCATGCCGAAGTTGGCCTTGACGTAGACCTTGATGGCAAGGCGAATCCTGCCATCGTTGTCGTCTCTCGCCTTCTCCGGCCTGACGCCGCCCGCGACAAGCTCGGCGCGGGCGGCTTCGATGACATCGGCGATCTCATCGTCGTAATCATTGCAGAATGCCGGGATGCGGAGCGTGGCGCGGCAGGCATCGAGAATGCATTGCTTCTGCTTCTTCTTGTCTGCCATGGCGCGAGACCTCCCTAGGCAGTCTTGATGGTCAGCTGGGCGAACGACTTGGGCACTGCAAGGCCGCAGTCGATCAGCTCGTAGCCGTCGAAGCAGCGGTTCTGGCTTCCGTCGGGCGCGATATAGGGCATCACGTCAGGACCGTCAAACACGTTGCCCTCGAGCAGGTCGGGGTAGCCGGCGATGATCACGCCGTCGGCAATGGAATCGTCGCGCTTGACCAGCTTGCCGAAGATGTGGCCCTCGACGGACGGGTCGGCATTCTTCTCGTCGACGAAATAGGAGCGCCCGTTGCTGTCCTCGAGCATGGCGATAAAGTTCCAGATGACGTTGTTGTTGGCGTAGATGATGGCACCCTTGGGCGCTGGGTTGTTGTAGGTGTAGAGCTTGGAGAGCAGTCCGGCGAGGTCGGCCTTCTTGAGCGCATTGACCGTGGAAGTCTTGATTTTGTTCGTTTCCTCCATGCCGTAGTCCTTGTTGACCAGGCGCGCATGGGCGTGGGTGTTGCAGGCAACGGACAGTCGTGCAGCGATCTCTTTGACAAGGTAAGACTGGAAGGAATCGACGGACTGGACGGCCATGCGGCGGCTCATCTTCAGGGTCTTCTTAATCTCGACGCCCTCGAACTTGAGCGTGTCGTACGTGTTCTGCTCACCATCAGTCGGCGCTGCGCCCTCGGCGGTCTGGGCGGCGTCGCCAGCATCAATGGACTTGTGGCGGATGATCTCGAACTGATGGGGGAAGTTCTGCTTCGGCATGTCTCCCCACAGAACGGCGGTGTTGTCGATGAGCGAGATAATCTCGTTTTGCAGCTCGACGGGGATGACGGAACCGGTGTTGCCTGTCGTGTGGTTGAATTCGGCACGCTGCTGCATAGCGTGGTTCTGCGCGGCGCGCTCCGCGTCGGTCAGTGCGTAGCCCTCTACCAGCTGGACACCGGCGCGCTCGGCGACGCCCTTCACCCACGCGCGCTGCTCGGCGGCGGCGTAGTCGGTCGTGTCGTAGACCGCGCCGGTGCCGAAGTTGTTTGCGGAGCGAGCCAGCGGGACGGAATCGATGCGCTGGGCGGTGCCGTTGTCGATGGCGGCGCGGGCGGCTGCCACTGCGGCGGCACGGGTCTGCGCGGTCTGGTCGAGCTGCGCACGGATCTGGTTGATCTCGTTGGTGAGCTCTGCCATGCGGGCGGCGTCCTCATCGGACGGGTCGGTGTCATCGCCGTACTTGTCGACGAGCGCCTGAAGCTCTTTCAGCAGATCTTCAAGGTTCATGTTTGTTCCCTTTCTAGTTGGTGGCGATTGCCATTACTGCACGCGCACGGATGAGCGCGTTCCTTCGGCGCGCGTGCTCCCCGCGCGACTTCTCAATCACTCCGTTGAGAAGGTTTCTTGCACTTATTTCGGTGTTGGGGTCAGCCGGTAGGCTCACCGCCGACACGTCATAAATCTTCTTGACCCTCGTGATGGTCGTGGTGTGCGTATCCCTGTCGTACTCGGACGCGCCGATAGTGAACGCCCACGACATACGGGTCACGAGGCCGTTGTCGATTTCCTCAAATCTGTTGCGGGCGGCAACTGACTTCGAGAGGTCAGCCGCGATAAATAGTCCATGCTCATCTGGTTCGACAACCAGAGTGCCGTTTGACAGGCGCGCCAAGACATCGCCGCAGTGGTCGAATTGCATGATGATGTCGCTCATGTCAGTATCTGCGAAGGCATCGGGGCTGATGACCTCTCGATACTCCGTGCCGTCAAATGGGTCTTCCCACAAGACATACGGATCGTTGAAGGTCGAAGCGTATCCCTCTACATAGCAGTCGGATTCGATGCGCTTCTCACGGCCTTCACCGCCGTCAAAGCTTCTCAAGACTACCGACATCTGGCGGTACTGGCGCTCATTCGGTTTCGCCGGCATCGGCATCGCCGTCCTTTCCGTCGATTTTTGCGATATTCGCGTTCGTCTCGGCGGCCTTCGCCGCCTGTTCCGATGTGTGCTCGCTGATAAGGTCAAGGTCGATGTACTCGCCGCGAATGACATGGCGGTCGCCGCCCTCGTAGTGCGGTAGCTGGAACACGTCCGCGACCTGATTGCCCGTCATGACTCCACGGTCGTATAGCGATGTGCTTACGTTGAGCTTCGTCTGGTTGCTCGCGAACTCAAGTCGGTTCGCGCTGAACATGATTGAGTTTCCGTGCGCGATCTCGTTCGGCGTGAATGTCATGCAGGTGAGCACGTAGCCCAGCTGCACGGCGAAGACCTCGGTTCGCCCCTCGTAGAAGGCGTTATATGTGTCCTCGTCGGCCTTGTTCATGACGATATCTTCGTTGCTGCCGAAGAAACGGTATGCGGCTTTCTCGATTCGCTCCATCTGCTCAGCGTCGACCGTGTAGTTCTGCGGCGTGATCTGCTTCACGTCGTTGTACTTGTTGTCGTACACGGCGATGCCGCCCGCGTTTGCGGTACCGAGCTGCTTGTTGAACTCCGTGCGAGCCTTTTCGAGGTCTTCTGGGTTACGGTTCTGGCTCATCTTGCCGATGAATCGAATGGCGGCACCCTGCTCGATTGCGGTCTTCTCGGCCTCCGTCTGTGCGTGCATCAGCTCCAGCGTGGGACGGAGCACATCGGTGCCGTCTCCGAAAAGGTCGCTTTTGAACTGATGCCTTGTCAGCACGCCGACGCGCGACCACTCGATTAGCGTCTGCTCGCCACCGCCGAACGACAGCTTGAGCCAGAGTTGGCCGCCGACATCGTATGCCTCGCACTGCCCCGGCAGAACCGGGTAGTAGCCGACGATGGTAACCATGTCGGCACCGGTGATAGGCACGATGAGGCACGTGTCGCACACATCGAGCATCGTCGAGACGCGGTGCAGGAACTGCGGCGTCGTCATCCAAGGGTTTGGTTTCCATTCAAGCGACCGCGTGGCGGCACCTTGCGCGGTGCCGGTGACCTCCGGCTTGAGCTTACTCGCATGGTCTGCGTTGCGCTCGATGATGCTTCTCGTCAGCTCGGCTTCGTAGATGCCGCCACTCCACGTGCTGAAACGCGGCGCGTACGCCGTGAACGTCTGGAAATACCCGTCGACCGCCTTCATGATCGGCTTGTGGAAGACGGCATCGAACATGGAGCGGAACACCGACGTTAGTTTCGCCACGGCTAACCCCCAATCATGCTTTTGAAATCGTCCATCATGTCCTTGAGCACGACGAATGCATCGCACTCCGCTGCCCACGCATCGATTCGATTACGCGGGTCTTGGTTCTTCTTGTCCGGCGCGATGTTGCCGTTCGCGTCGCTTCGCACCGCAACGTTCGAGCGGCACCATTCGGCAATCGGATTTGAGTTGTCGACGATGCGGTTCTCCTTGTAGAGTGCTCGCAGTTCCTTCATGGGCATCGAAAGCGTCTGCGCGCCTTGGATAACCCGCTTGAAGTTTTCAGCGCCGAAATAGCCCTCGTAGGCTTCGACCGTCGGGACGTCTCGCATGTGCCACGGGTCGTAGCCGCATGCGACGGCGTAGATGCCGCACCTCTCGCGTACCTCGTCGACCCAATCGAGCACCTCGCGCTTGTCGATAATCGGCGTCGCGGAGGTTCGCAGCAGGCCGCGCGCAATCCACGCGTCGTACGGCACGCCGTCACGACCGCCGCGCCGACCTTCTGCCTCCGCCTGCTCCAGCGCACGGAGCGGAATCCAAGCCATGTGCATCGCGTAGATACGCTCATCGCCCGGCCTCATCATTAGCAGGCACGCCGCCGTGAGGTCGGTCGTGTCCGACGCGTCGACGCCGAGCACCGCGTAGGAGAATGACCCGTCCGCCGGGTCGAACGTCTCGTCATTGTGAATCTCAGCCCACGTGAGCCATGCTTGGCTCTGGTTCTCGATGAGGTTGAAATCTTTAACCAAGAGCGTCGGCAGGAATGTCGGATCGTCCTTTGCCTTGCTCACGTTCTGGCGAAGGCTGTTTAGGCTCTTGATCGTCCCGAGACCGGGGTTGGCCTTAATCCATGCGGATTCGTCCTGCCATTCCTCGCGTTCGTCGAGTTCGTAGATGAATGCTATGAAGCGCTCGGCCTTTTCGCCGGTAGCCTGTCCGTCCAGCCACTTTGTGGCGTATTCGTACTGTGCATCGAAGATACCGTTGCGAACGAAGCCGTTCGTGGTGATCTCAAGCACCAGCGGTTGCCGGCGCGCGGAGGTGCCCTGAATCGTGAGGTCGTAGAGGTCGCGGTTCTTCATTGCCGCAAGCTCGTCCACGATGGCACCGGAGATATCGAGACCGTCTAGGTGGTTGGTGTTGGCGCTCAGCGCCTTGATTGACCCCATGTTGAGGTCGCAGTAGAGATCGCTCACGCGCTTTCGCACGTGCCTGCCAAGAGCCGGTGATGTCATCACCATGCGCCAGGCATTGTTGAAGCCCTTGGCCGCCTGGTCGTGTGCAGTCGCGACGTTGTAGACTTCCGGCGCGCCCTCATCGTCATTGATGAGCAAGTCCAGCTCGACGGCAGATGCCAGCGCGGTCTTTCCGTTCTTTCGGCCCATGATCCAGAGCACTTCGCGGTACTGGCGCTTACCCTCGACATCGACGAAGCCGAAGATGACCGACAGGATTGCCCGCTGGAACAGCTCCAGCTTGAAGGCGTGCCCGAGCTTGCCGGACGGCAGCCGGCAGAAGCGCTCGATGAAGTTGACGTGCTTCGCCGCGTATTCCTCGAGGAAATGGTAAGGGTACAGAGGGTCTGAGTTGTCCATATCGCGCAGGACATGCGCAGCCACCTGCTGAATCTTCTCGCAGGCGGTAATGGTTCCGTCGAGAACGCCGCCGAAATACTCTCGGATGGCCTTCTCACACGATCCGGCGGCCTTCTTCCTAGCCACCGAACCTCGTCTCGTTCAGATATTCCGCGAGCGCGTCTGCGGCGGTGCTTCCGGTCGGCATCATGTCGGTGATCTGCTTGATGCCGCGTGAGAACGTGGTGAACAGCTTGTTGTATGCGGAGAAGCCGGGATGCTCGCGAACGCCCGATTGGCCGCCGCCGTTGTCGTACTCGGTGAAGATGCTCTCCCCCATCAGCTCGTTGCGCGCCTGGTCGAGCTTGACCTTGAGAAACGCGATGTTCGACATCAGCGGCATGATGGCGTTGCGCCTATCGTCGGGAATCACGTCCTTGGTGAGACGCTGGAGCTTCTTGAGCTCGCTTTGGTAGCGCGCCTGTATCGTCTGCCCGCTCCGCTTCGGGGGACTTTTCGCAACCTTCGGCGAAATCTCGGTACTTTCGCACACTTTTCTCTTTGCCACAAGACCACCCCCGTTCTGGGAACTTCTGCGCACATAAATCTATCTCCCGGCGTTGGTGCCCTAGGCCACTAGCCTAGGTTTTCGAATGGGGGGATTGCTCGGCGCTCTGACCTGCTGTTTCGTTGTCCATGTTTTGTGAGCAGTTGATTGTGCTCAGTCTGTGTGTTCGCTGTCCAGTGAAATCAAGTTGCCGTCCTCGTCAAAGACCAGCCCTTGCCTTGTGCTGCCCTGCCTTACCCATCCGTGCACCTTCTTGTGGCACAGGTCGCAAAGGCTGACAAGGTTCTTAGGGTCAGTGCTGATGTTCGGATCGTTGATGTTCGCCGGAGTCAGCTCGACGATGTGATGCACCATGACCGCCGGTGTTGCGATGCCCTGTGCCAGACAGTGCTGACACAGGTAGGCGTCACGCTGTAGAGCCTGCTCGCGGGCGTGCTCCCAGTCCGTCGAATGGTAGAAGCGATACGAGAAGCCCTTAGCCATTGCCGCGCCTTCCCAACAAAAAAGGGACGCGAGCCGGAGCCCGTGTCCCTTTTGCTTACCTAATCCACCGTACCGAACTTTAGCACAAGGCGGGAACTGAAGGGAAGTACCGATTTCAATTTTCTTTCAGCCATGCCATACCAACTGCGTCGATGTACCTAAACGCGGCGTTGCACAGCTCTCGGCACCACTTCGGCGAGCACTGCATGACAGCAGCCACCTCTGTCCACGGCATGGCCTGACAGTAACCCATGCAGATCGCGTCGGCATATCGGTTGCCCTTCTGCCTTGCGAGACCGCCACGGTTGTTACTGCCATAGAGCACCGCGCACGCTTCATCAATGGCTGCTGAGCTGTCGGCGATGCGCCGCTCGAACCTGCCCTCCAGGTCGATGCGGCCATTGATTGCATCCATAGGGTCGGTGTATCCGCCGCCACCGCCGCCGCTGTAGCTCTGGGCTTTCGCTCCTTCCTTCGCCCTGAGCCTTGCCAGCATTTCCCTCGTTCCCTCAATGGCCTTCACTTCCTCGCGGATGGCTTCGAAATACTCCTTGGCATCCACGCGCTTCGCCTACTCAATACCTGTGGAGCCGAAGCCATCGGTTCCGCGCTCGGTGTCCGACAGCTCGTCGACCTCGACGAGCTCGCACGGCACGAACGGCACGATGACCATCTGGCACACGCGAGAGCCCTTCGGCAGGTTGACGATATCGCAGCTGAGGTTGACGAGCGGTGCGCTGACCTCGCCGCGAAAACAGCTATCGATAACGCCTACGCCGTGGCTGAGCGTCACGCCATGCTTGCTCGCCAGACCGGAGCGCAGGAAGAGCAGGCCGACACAGCCGCTCGGAATCTCGAAGGCGCAGCCAAGTCCGACGATGGCGCGGGCGTTAGGCTCAAGGCGGCAGTCCTCGGTAAGGCACATGTCGAAGCCGGCGTCACCCTCGTGCGCATAGCGCGACAGCTCCGATCCGTCCATCACCTTCACGTTCATCTTTCGTCCGTACATCTTTCCTCCTAAAACGGAATGTCTTCGTCGTAAAGTTCAGGTGCGTTGACCTGTGGTTGAGGTACCTGCTGCGGCTGCTGGGTTTGCGGTTGCCGGTAGCTGGTCATGCCGATGATGTTCTCGACGATGACCTCCAGCTTGCGGTGGCGCTTTCCGTCCGCTTCCCAGACGGCCATGCGCAGGTGCCCGGTGACGGCGATACGTGCGCCCTTGTGCAGGTAGCCGTTCGCTTGCAGGGCTTCCCCGCGCTTGCCGAACAGCGTGCAGTCGACCCAGCTCGTCTCGTCCTCGTAGCTGCCGTCTTGTGTTCTGCGGCGGCGGTTGACGGCGAGCGAGAATGACGTGATGGGCGTACCGCCCTTGGTGTAGCGCACCTCGGCATCGTTACCGAGGTTGCCGCTCAGCGTGCAGGTGTTCAGGCTCTCGGCGCTCATGCGGCACCACCGCTCACGATAGCGAGCGCGATAAGCGCGAAGAGCATCGCCACGGTCGCGATTGCCGGAAAGAGCAGCGAGAACGCGCCACCGGTGAACAGCATCACGGTCGCTTCGATGATGCAGAACGACACGAAGAGAATCACGACGAGCAGCACGCACATGAGGACGGTGAAGACCAGCGACAAGACCCTCTTCACCTTGTGCGGTCGATTCTTAAGCATCGTCATCACCAGCCAGAATCGACAGAAGCCTTGCACGCTGCGTGGTTCCAAGCCCCTTGACCTTGCGGCCTTGTGCGATACGGAGTTCGTTCATGAGCTGGCGCGATCTGACTTCGCCATACCCAGGCAGCGAAGTGAGCAGCGAGTAGACGCGCATACCGTATGCGGCCTGATATCCGCTGTCAGCCAACTTGAAGAACTGCTCAACGGTCATCGAGCCGTCTTTCAGCTTCTGTTTGTACTCGGCGCGCTCGAGCCTGATCTGCATCCCCTTATCGAGGGCTGCGCGCCTTTGCTTGGTAGTCAATTTAGGTACCATTTTTGGTTGCTCCTGATTCTTACTTGAAATACGGTGGCTAACCTTTGCCAAACCGCTGGTTTTGCGGTCTGACCTTCCTTTTTCGTGACGATGCGCAAATGGTCGAAGTCGAGCCGTTTACACATCGTTTACAGTCCCTCCGCGAAGCTCGTCGGTGAACTTGTCGAACACCTCGGCGGCTCTCTGGTCGCGTCCGGGCATCGCGTGGGCGTAGAGCTTGAGCGTCGTGGCTTCGTTCGCATGGCCGAAGCGCTCGGCGATGTCCTTGAGGTTCGCGCCGTTGGCAAGCAGCCACGTGGCGTGCGTATGTCTAAGGCTGTGGAAGGTGCATCCCTTCGGCAGCCCAAGACGGTCGCGCAGGCGGCTGAAAGCCTTTGAGACGGTCGTGGGACGCATGAAGAAGCCGTCAAAGGACACTAGCGGCATACTCGGCGTGAACACGTCCGTAAAACCGTCCTGAAGCTCGATAAAGCCGAAGATCGTCTCAAACTCACGCTCGGTCATGGAGACGTTGCGACTCTTACGGCCCTTGGTAACGTCCACGCGCTCGACGCCGCCGCCGTCAAGCTCGACGATCTTGCCGCAGACGTGGAGGTATCCCATGCGCTTCGACACGTCCCTCCTGCGCATCGCGCACACCTCGCCGACGCGCATCCCGGTGTGCAGCGCAAGCCATGCGGCGAAGGCGTACGCAGCTTCCCTCATGGTCTTTTCCGTGGGCTCGTCTGGATGCAGCGCGGTCGTTATCGCTTCGTCCAGACCCGGGTAATCCCACTCGTCGAGCGCAACCGCCTCGTGCTTGTCCTCATGCGGCGGCTCGACGTAGAAGAGCGGGTTGGTCTCGCAGACACCTGCCTTGACCCAGTGGTTGTATGCGCCGCGAAGGAAGAAATGCACACTGCGCACCGTGTTTCGCGACAGACCCTGACCGCGCTTGTCCTTCGGCAGCAGCAAGCGCGTCTCGAAGTCGTTGAACTCCATCACGCCGAGATCGAGCACCGATTTGCCCTTGAGATACCTGCCAACATAGCTTCGCGTGAACAGCCGCCAGCGCTTCACCGTGTAAGGGCTCACGCCCTTTGCGCGGCGCTCGTCGATGTAGGCGTACAGCAGATCGGCGATGACGACGCTCTGCACCTTGCCGCCGGCGGAGATATCGGAGAGCCATCGGTTCGCCAATTCCTGTGCCTGGGCGCGTGTGGCGGCTTCGGGAAAGCTGCGGCGCGGCCTGATCTGCTTGCCCTCCGGAGTCGTTCCCAGATAGGGCTGCGCGTACCAAACGCCCTTTGCGTCGCGCTTGACCTCGATGCCCATCACCGGCACCTGCCGGTGCGCTTCAGATAGGCGACGTTCCTGAGCGACCGCTTGAGCGCCTTTGTATACCGGCGCTGCCATTTAGGGTCGCTATACTTCACGCAACGCTTCTCGAACTTGACCCATTCCCTATGCGCACGGTTCATCGCGCGTGAAACCTCATGGATGAAGTTTCCTTTTCCACGCAAAGCGGATGTGAACGCATCGCCAAAGTCCTTAATGATTCGGTTGACGGCATGGCCTGGACTCTCAATCATCTTTCTCGCCCTTCTCGTTTATGACCTCGATGGCGTCAGACACGATGTCAGACCACATGACCATGTCTTCGTAGCTGACCATCACGTTGCTGCGACCGCGCCGCTCGCACGTCAGGATGCGCTTACTCATGTCCTGTGAGACCGTGCAGAGGTTATCCAGGACGTGATACTTTCCGTACTTACTCATCGCCGTCATCCCCCACGATCTTCACTGACACGCCGCTCACGCCGAACGCGTGAATCAGGAAGAGCAACGAGGTCGTGAACCGCTTGGCCGCTTCCTCGACATCAGCAGTCTTGACGTTGTGCTTTTTGTCCTCGAGCTCGAAGTTGAGCTTCACGGTTGTCATTGCCCATCACCATCAATCGCGTGGATCATGTTGTCGATGCACTCTCGTGCCTTCTTGAGGTCTTCAATGCCGTTCTCGTCGCGCCATCGCCAGATGTACTTGAACGCGCATGCCTGCATATGGGAAACGTACGCTTCTGTTCCAAGCATCGACTCCAAAGCAGCCTTGCAATCGATGCCGGTGTGCCCCGCATAATGCGAAGGCTTGATCACTGGGTCGAACTCAGAATCGACCGTTCGGGTCATCTTCTCAGCAACCTGCGCAGCGCTGAGCTCAACAGGCTCAGTCAGATCACCGACCCGCTTAACGTATGCACTCATTCCGTGCCACCTTTCCTAATTTCCCGACGGTAACGGAGGTAGTTGAGAAGACTTGGATTTGCTTTTGCGGCAAGTTCGAAATCGATATTCAGGGCATCGGCGTTGACGGTCACCACATCGGCACGTAATCCCATAGCGCCGAAAAAGGATTCCAGACCATCAACAAGAACCGGAGCCAAACCGTCTTTTCCGCGCTCCATCGCCAAAGAGCAGGATGGACGTCCTCCATAAACGCCGTTACCGATGACAACCGGATCGGGCGCATCGATATCGAGCATCTCCATGAGCATGTGGAGGCTGGTTGCCCTGTTTGAATCGTGAACGGCAATAGGAATGCCAGAATCAGCGGAGAACTTTAAAAGCTCAGCCGTCTTACCGCTTCCCCTAGTCCCAACGATGCAGATCATCTGTCTACCTCCTTATCAAGCCATGGATGCGGGAACAGAACCCTTGCGCGGCATCCAGGGCAGTATTTCAATCCGATTGGCTTGTACGGGTATTCAGACTCGAACCAGCTGCCTGCGCCATCCCAGTCGAACTTCAGCTCTTCACCGCATTCAGAGCACGTGAAGCAGCCGCAATCATCGGAAGGCTTCTCAATCCGCAAGCACTGGTTTTCATCGTCCCAACGGGTTTCGAATTCCTCCGGGATGAACTCGCACTCTTTGTCGGGCACGTACAGCCTTCCGTCGCATTCGATGATGTCGGGCTCGCCCTGCGGTTCGAGCAGGCGCAAAACGCGGCTATCCTTGTTGGTCATCGCTCGCCACCTCCAGCAGTTGCGAGAAATCGACCTCATGCAAGATCTCGTAAAGCCGTTCGACTTGAGGTGAACGCCATGCGGTCATGCCATAGGTGTGAGGGTCTGTGTAGTGATAGCCGTTCCGCTGGATGTGCTCCTGCGCTTCACGGAGCGTCAGAAACATCGTGTTTTCCGCTATGCACTCTTCCTTTGTCTCGAAATGCGCACGCCTTCCTTTGTCGCGGCACCAACGGTCAACGTAATACATCGAACCCAGACAGCCCATATCTTCGGTTCCATCTTCAAGAGCGGCTCGAACGGCTTCGTCTGGCGTCATGTATTCAAGGACTTCGGAGCTGTCGTCGAGTATCGCCACACGGTCAACGCTGTCGTATCCATCGCACACCGGGCGATATCTGTGCGTCATGACAACCCAAAAGCGCGGATCTGCCTGGCATTGATGCGGCTGCGTGTTCAGCTCGTCTTGGAGCGCAGAAAGAAACTCAATGTCCTCACGCGTGATTTGACGAAGCGTTGCGCTGCTTTTCTCGCTCAATTTCCTTCACCTCCCTTGCGTCCTTCTTGAGCGCTCTGCACTTCCAGCAAGCGCTGCGCTCTTTGATGAACCAATCACGCGGTCGGTCGATACCGCAATAAGGGCATCGCTTGACCCTGATCTTGTTGATGTAGCTACCAAACGGCATTCGCATCACCGTCCAATTGTTGAAAACTATTACGAATGTTGAAAACCTGTTGAAAAGCTGTTGAGAACTCAGGTTTCATAAGCGCGAAAACTCGAAAATCAGGCGCGAAATTAAATGGCGATAAAGAAAGAAGCAAAGAAAGTAAGGCTTCCTTGTTGCATAACGCCACAAGCAAGTTGCGGGTTTTTGGCTTTGGGTTAGGGTCTAAAGACCCAAACCCAAAAACCCGCCCTGTATTGTTATGTACTGTATTGTTAGGGTTTAGCCAATCTAAAACCGATGGTTTAGCGACGCTTTCATGCTCCATTGTCCTGTTCACCGCCTTTGACCTGCTATTCCGTTGGCTCTGTTTTGTTCTTCTTCGGCCTGCCGCCCTTGGCTCCGTTTGCCCTTTGCATGCCGAAATAAAGAGCGTTTTTTTGCATTCGCGCACTCTCGATGCGGCCTTTTCCGTCTCGGTTTAGCAAGCCGATCTCCAGCAGGCAGCTGATGAAATCGCGGCAGTCCTCGACGCTCGACATATCGTCGAAGGCACCCGCCTTGCGCATCCCGATCTGCTCCGCGAGAATCAGCCAGTCCTCGTCGGTCTCGACCGGCAATGAGTGCGTCGTGGTGTTCGCCAGAATCTCGCAGATGCGCCAGAAAGCCCCGTATCCGGCGTTGCCGTAGCGGAACAGCAGCCTTTGGCACTTCTGGTCTTGCGCGGAGTTTGAGTCGTGCTGGAACCATGCCATCGGCTCCTGGGCTTTGTCGCGCACATCCTTGGTAATCATTCCTCTTCACCTCCATCATCGATAGACAGGCCATCGCACGTGCCGCGCTGCCACCAGCCGTCCCACAGGCAGTGACCGCACTCGCGGCAGTTAGTCCAAACGACAGACCCGCGAAACGTGCATTTGCTCTTGGGCTTTGCGCCGTCCTCGTCGAGTACGCCGCACTCGTAATCGCACCGATACGGCTCCGGCATGGGCGGATCGTCGAACAGGCTCGGCTGGCTAGAGGTCGCGGGCATAGATATCGGCGGCGAACAAGATGATTGACATGTGACCCTCTTCGGCATCGCAGATCTTGCAGGTGCCGGCGATGATGGTCGCGGCATAGGCCAGGGTCGCGCACATAACGGCCGAGGCGAGACGCTCGTCAAGCTCGACAGTCTCGTCGGTCTCAGCGTTCTTCAGCTCGATCTTCCCTTTGTTCTTGGTGGCATATCGGGTGATGTCCTCGAAATGCTCGACCACCTGCAACCTCGTTGTCATATCAGCTCTCCTTGGTGTCATAGATGGACTTGCGCGTCTCGATATTCAGATCGGGATGCTTGTCGAGAAGCCAACGGCTCAACAGCGGCGTATCCGTATTGTTGATGCCGTAGACGTGCTCTTCCCCGTTGCCGTCCACGAACGGAACGCCGACGAGCTTGTAGGAGCCTTCGTAACGCTGCTTCTCGATGAGGTACTTGGTCGACACGCGCATACCGCGCTTATCGATAGCCAGGGCCGTCAACTCGATGCTGCGGAGCGTCTTAGGGTTGAGCTCGCACCACTTCTTGAAGAGCTCGGCGCGGTCTTGGAGCCTGAGCGGCATCGGATAGACAGCCATCTTCTCCTGGGCGATGACGCTCTCAAGCGGCTGCGCCATGTTGTCGAGATCCATTAGATATCACGCTCGATGATGCGGAAGATAAGCCAGATGACCGCACCGCAAAACACGAAGATGAGCCATTCGCAGTGGTATGTCTCGCAGAAGGTGATGAGACCGCCTGCGATTGCCATGGGAATAATCCCGCACATGAACAGAGCTGCAAAAACGTAGACAAACCAACGGATAACCAACGGTTTTCCTGTTAAAATCTGATCGTCATGACCGGCGCGGTTTTGACGTTTGCCCGTGCGCGTTTGCCGACGTGCGCGGGCTTCTTCTTTTTGCTGGCTTGCGTAGCCTCGGTGGCCCCCATATGGAACCGGCGCTGGAATGCGGTCGATGCGCTTCGGCGCTTGCGAGCGTCCAGAACCGCCACGCAAACCAACGGTTTCCGTCTTGGTTTCATGCATCTGAAACCCCTCCTTTCTATCTGTAGTCGTAGGTGTTGATCTTGATCGTGACGTCCTTTAGAGCCGCCTTGACGCCGTGCTTGACACCTGATTCGATGAGCGCCGACAGGACGATGATGTTCACCGCAACATGGACAAGTGCGAAAACTAGCTCTTTAACCTCTTCCATCGCTACTTCTCCTGCCATCCCATAAGCTCATTGGGGCTGATGTGCGCAACTCGGCAGATGGACATGATCTTGTCTGCGCCCGGGATGTAACCCTCACCGCTCTCGTACTTCACGACGGAATCTTTGGAGATACCGACGCGCTTTGCGAACTCATCCTGCGAGATATCGAGCTTCGCGCGAGCTGCTCGCAAGTTCGCCGCAAACACCTCCTTGTTGAAACCCATTACGTTTCCTCCTTTCTGCATTGAGCCGATATTTGGCTACTTGCTTGTCAAGTAGCCAACCCGTATATTCCTTGGGTTTACCCTAGGAATATTTGCCAAGTAGGAAGATTCCTTCCTGACTCGCATTGCAGTATAAGCGAGTTCCTTCCTATTGCAAGAGGAAAATAAGAAAATATTTGCCTATAGGCGTTAAGCGGATTAGAATACACGGCAGAAAGCTACCTAATTGGAGGTGCAAAATGGAGCTTGCCATTAAGGAAATGAGAAAGAAGCTTCATCTTTCTCAAGCTGAATTTGCTGAAGCGGTTGGCGTTACCATGCGCACCGTAGGCTCATGGGAGCGCGGTGAATCGTTCCCGAACGCAGAACAGGTATGGAATTGTGCGTTAGCCCTAGGATGTTCGCCAAATGACGTTCTTAGTTGGGACGAAGGCGACCGAAATCAAGAGTCACTATCAGATGATGAACGTCAGATCGTAGACAACTACCGCGACAGTTCACCGCAATGGCAGAAGAACATAGCGATGACCGCAAAAGCGGCGGCAAGTGAGTCAAAGAAGGATTAAAAAAGAAAAAGCCCTGAGCGACCGTCCAAAGCAGCACAGGGCACCTAAACAAGGCAAGGTGATAATACCATGACCAAAGGTAGTCGTGCGGCCATCTATGCGCGCTTCAGCTCGCACAATCAGCGAGACGAGAGCATTGAGATTCAGGTCGACAAGTCCCGAGAGTTTTGCGTAGAGAGCGGCCTTACCGTCGTGCGCATCTATAGCGACTACGCCAAAACAGGCAGGAACTCAGACCGTACTGAGTTTCAGCAGATGTTGAAGGATGCCCAAAAAGGGCTATTTGATTATGTAGTGATTTACAAGGTTACGCGAATCATGCGCAACCGCGATGAAATGGCACTTGCGCGAATCATGCTGCACAAGGCTGGCGTTGAAATCCTATACGCCGGCGAGACGCTCGGCGAGGGCTCAACACGTGTCCTGCACCTCGGAATGCTCGAGGTGCTTGCGGAGTACGAGAGCGCCGTCGATAGCGAACGCATACGTGACGGCATCCAGAAGAATGCGCAGCGCGGCATGGCAAGCGGCCAGCGCCTGTACGGATGGAATGTCGTAGACGATCGCTTTGTCATAAACGAGCGCGAAGCCGCAGTCATGCACAAGATGAAGAACATGCTGCTTAGCGGCTCGACCGTTGCCGACATTCAGCGCGCCGTAAAGACCGAGCGCTCCAGGAGAGGAAAGCCCTTCTCGCACGGATCCATCAAGAAGCTGCTCATGCGCGAGCAGAACTGCGGCACGTACAACTACGCGGGCGTGCGCATACCTAACGGGATGCCTGCTATATGGTCTCGCAGCGAACAGGAAGAGATTAACAACGTCCTCAACGGCAGAGGCCACAAGCACCGTGCGGAAGATGGCGAGCGCGTGTACGCGCTGAGCGGAAAGATGTTTTGCTGCGAGTGTGGCAGTTGGTATGTCGGAACCTCTGGAACCGGCAAGAGCGGCAAGGTCTATCACTACTACCGCTGTCCGAAATGCCGCAGAACCTTTAGGCGCGACGTTATCGAGGATGCCGTCACGGATACCATCCTGGAATCAATCAAAGACCCAAAGGTGCGCGAGCGCATTATCACGACGCTCGAAATGATGATCGCCGAGACCGCCGAAAACGAAAAGCCAAAAGACAGTGAGCGAATCAAGGCAGAGATTAAGCGCATTGATGCGTCGTTTGAGCGCATCTGGCAAGCCATAGAGAACGGCTTTGCCCCTCCCGGCGGTAAGGAGAGGGTGGACGAGCTAAAAGCCCGTCAAGGCGAACTCAAGGACGAGCTTACAACCGCGCTCGAAGCCGAGAACGCCGAAGCGCTAACGATTGACGATTACATTGACTGGCTCGACACACTCGACGCCAATTCAGACCCGTATGACATTATCGACACGTTCATTCGATTCATCCAGATTGACGGCGATGAGGTTCAGATCTATTTCAGCTTTGACAATTGGGACGATGACTTTATGCCGACAAAAAAAGACGAACCCCAGATAAACAAGGGTTCGTCTAATTCAACTCGGGTGGAGACGAGGGGGATCGAACCCCTGACCTCTTGACTGCCAGTCAAGCGCTCTCCCAGCTGAGCTACGCCCCCGTGCGAAAAAGTACTATACGGGAACTCCCCCAGCGATGCAAGAACAATTTTGGAAAAACTTTCCGGGGGGGGGGCGGAGTCCCGCGCCCGCGGGGCCGATGCGGACGTGCCTGGGGCGTCTGGGCCCCTCGATGCCCGGCAAAGCCCGCGGGGCGCGCCCCGCGGGCGGGCGGCGCTGCCGCCGCCCGCCCATCAGGCTCCACTCCGGCCGCCCCCGGGACCTCCCGCCACGAAACCGGCCCATCTACTACGTTTGGCCGGCATCCCCCGACCATGGCGTCTCGGGCAAAAATAAAACCGCAGGTAGACGGCCTGCGGTTTTCGCGAAATACGGGGTATGGTCTAGGGGTCGGGGTTAAACGTAGTAGATGGGCCGGTTTCGTGGCGGCGGCATCGCAGGCAGCCGACCGAGGGCGCCCGGAAGTGAGCAAGCAGGCTATTTGCAAGTGGAAACTACTGCCATGAAAAAGAAAACAGGCCAGACATATTGCCTGACCTGTTGAAAAACCTGGTGGGCCCTCCGGGATTCGAACCCAGAACCCAGGGATTATGAGTCCCCTGCGCTAACCGTTGCGCCAAGAGCCCTTATAAAGTGGCACTTACAGTTGGGGTGGCAGAACAGCCTCCAACGCATTGAACCACGTCGTGAAATACTACCATGCACGCGGCGCCCGTTCAACGCACGATCTTGTCGACCAGGAGGATCATGGTGCCGCCTTTGACCTTGTGTGCCTATATGAAAAAAGGCCCCAACTTGCGTTGGAGCCTCATTCAATGCTCGGGTGGAGA